TAACCACCATCCTTTCGGTATATTAGTAGCAGTATATGTCAAATCTCTTTTAGTTATTAAAGTTTTTACTGTTGATGTTAATACTGCTAAGTTAAATTTAACTATCATCTCATCGTTAGTCGTAAATTGCCCCGTATCTGGTTGGCTTTCTCTATATTCGTCAATACCGTTGAGTGTCAGACTTGACCCTTGAATATAGGCTTTGTCGCTATCTTCATCTGCCTTCCACAAACATCTATTACCGTCTACTAGCGTAATGTTTTTGCCTGTTTGTACGTTGTAGGCTATGTGGTCTGTTACTACTTCTGATGTACTATCTGTGTACGAGTTCATAGGACTTTCTGGAGAATTTTCATCTATACTTTGCTTGGTTTTTAACGGTGTCATCCATTTATCGTCTACTATACCTGCTTCTGCTTCTGCTTGTGATGCTTTTTGTGATTGCCCTACCTCTGCTGCTGCTATTGCACTATCAACTTCGCCTTTGTCGTATATATTAGCCACCAGTTCGTCATTGATAAAGTCTTGTGTGTCGTTTGCTGCTTTGTCGAACAATATCTTTAAATCTGATGCCGATATCGTCGGTCTGTCAGGTTGGCTTTGGTGGTTGTTTAAATCTGTTGTAAAATTATTTAAAGCCATATTATCCCTCCTTTATTTTGATTCACCTTGATAAGTGAATTTAATTGTTATATTTAATACTGTTGCTCCATCTAAGTCGGTATTGTCGAAGATAAGCTTTAAGTTTGTGAATTTCTTGGCCTTACGTTTTATTCTAAATGGTTGTGCGTTTTGGCTTGTGCTGTAACTCCAATCAGAATAGTCTATGTCTCCATAGTTGAATATCTTATATTCTATTGTTTGTGATATCCCAGTACCGCTTTCTGTACCTTTGTTAGTTTCGAGTGTAATGTCGAGACTTTCTCTTACATCTGGGAATAGTTGTATCCAGAACTTTTGCATTGACTTTCTTAAATAGTTAGCTTCAAAGTCGTAGAAGTTCATTTCCCAATGTCTATTAATCAAAGTACCGTTGAAGTCGTCTAAGTCTTTGTCAAACTTCATTATTGTACCACTTTCTGTACCAAAGTACATTTTCCCGTCTATTACCATAAAGTTAGTTGGTGTATCGGCTAATTCTAAAGGAGAATAAGTACCTACATATCTGTTTCCATCTTCCTCTGATTTTGTCATAAGCTCATAATTATATATAAATACTTTCTTACCTACTGCTATCCACCACTCCGCTCTATCTTGCCAGTCGTAAGTGATAGCGTTACTCATATCTAATGCCTCGATGTCTGTTCTTACCTTAGAAGATATTCTAGGAGCATTACGTTCATCATTGACTTGTGTACTATCCCATCTATGAAGCGAACTATTGTTGATAGAGTGTAGTGTTTGTTCTAGTACTTGTGCTTGGTTAAATGCTACGTTACCTACTACACCATTCAAGTCAAATGTTCTAAATACTGTTATATATCCACCTGCTCCATCATCTAAAAGCTCATATCTACCATAACGTGACATGTTTTCTTTCATTATGATAAAGTAGTTAGCTTGTGTTCTTTGCATATCTGTAATCGCAAAGTTTTCACTGTCTTGATCTGAATAGTTATTGCTTGGGTAGTATTCTGCTGTAGGTTCTCCTTCATAAGTTATACCAGTATATCTAAACCTATGTTGTTCTAGTATGTTACCAAATATAAATACTCTAGTGTCATTACCTGGACCGAATAACATGTTAGCTCTATGCCCTATTACAAGACTTCTTTGTCCTGTCCCTTTAGTCCATTGTATCGTGATGTTGTTTTCTTCTGTCGTGGGTGCAGAATTGAATGTTATAGTACCATTAGTTAAGTTTGTTGTGTATGCTGTTGTTACTACTCCATCAAGCGTTACTTCGTCAACACTATCTATGTTAGTTTCTCTTAATTGATAAGTAGTTTGTGCATTATCTCCATCAAACCATTGTCTTTTGCTGCCAGTAAGTAAATTAAGTTGTTCTGCATCTGTACCACCACCACTAAAAGGTGTATTTATTGCTATTAAAGGAATGTACCCTGCTACATCTTCAAACGTAGTTCCGTCCCAACTCTTGTATTCTACTCCGTTTTGGATGTATACTTTAGTACCAAATGCAAAGAAGTTAGTCGGTGCGTCTGTGAGTGTTCCTATGGAACTATATACGCCCGTTTCGTTATTAAGGGTATAGATATTACCATTACTAGCGAACAAGTGATAATACAAGCCTGCTACGTTTCCGTAGAACTGTCCTTGTATTCTTTCACCTAAAGTTGCGAATAATTCTTTATATCCTTCTATTTTTTTCAGTTTCCAGTTCTTAGTAACATAATAATTAACCATGTTACCACTCTCACCGATTTTAAGTTGTGTATCTCCTGTTGGTTCGTTGTGATATCCGAGAAATTTATCTATTTCAAGAGGTTTTGACTTTCTTGATACTGTCATTCTTGCCATGTATTACACCTCCTTTCTAATATACATCCGTTACTGTTTCTGATGCTACTGGTGCTTTTTTAAGCATGTTTTGCTTTCCTTCTGCTGATAAGTCTAAGTATAAGTTAGCAAGGTCTGGATTTTCTGATGCTAATATTCTAGCACCAACCATATCTGGCATTACCGTAGTTGCTGTTATATCGTCAACTTGTAATTCTTGTGTGTTTATTGTTAATGGTATAGGTACTGGTCTGTAAGTTATTCTTGATGTACCAAAGAACTCATAATGTAGGTATAAGTTTTTATAGCCTTCCCATTTATAATCAACGTTATTTTCATACCCTACCGGATATTCAACGTTAGTTATTTTGTCTACAGATTTAAAATCAGCAGGCATTTCATACTTAACCCATTGTTTATAGTCTGGTATTCTATCTGTATCAGCAAATTTCTCACTAAACAGTGCATAATTCTTATAATTATAGTAGTAATCGCCACTAAATCTTATTCTAGTCTTTGTTGCTCCTACTGTTGGAGTTAGCAAACCTTTATAAGATGTCATTGATGTCACTGTACTCGGTATAACTTCGGTAACCAATGTATTCCATACACCGTCATAATCTTCTATATACACCGTACAAGGTCCATCTACTTCAAAGTAATATGCATTTGCTACTTCTGTTGTTTCATACGTTATATCTTCTGTATCGTGTTGTTTCATATCGAACTCACCAATTAATGGTTTTATGTTGTTTCTTGTTATCTTATGTGTGCTATACAAATCTGATTCCATCATAAGCTCATTTTGCACTTGTGTGGCTATTCTTAATGCTTTTTGCTCGTATTCGTCCGTTGTATCTCCTGAAATAGTACCGTTTGGCTGTATTTCGTCCATATTAGATAACATTATCTCAAACATTTGTAAAAATGTAGTTGCCATCGTGTCACCTCCTTATTCTTCTTCGTAATAATTGAATTTTATAGTTAGTAATTGTTCCGATCCTGAATTGTTGGTTAATTTTACCAATAAATCAGTATTTGGTGCGAACTCGCTTTCTATTCTTTCTCCTCCTGATCCACTTGTTGCCTTAGCAGGATTAGTTCCTGAACCAAACGCGAAATCCAATCTTTGAGTACCTAACACATCTATGTTTCCGACTACTTGTTCATAGAATTTTACTTCTGGAACATATGTACTGTCTGTTTTACGATTAACCTGTTCTATCTCCACGCCATCTGCTGTATATGTTGTATCTAGATAATCGGTAAATCTCCATGCTCCTATTGAATCAACTTCGATTTGTGAGTGCATATATTTGTTAGCTCCGCTTATATGTCTAATGTAATAATCATCACCGTTAGCAACTGTCACAACTTTAGTTACAAAAAGCATTTTACCTTCATGTACTTTATTGTGAATATAGTCTATAGTACCATAACTTGCGTCACCGCCTGCGTCAATTTTGATTCCCTTCATCACTCTTTGTTCTGTCTCATTATACATTATATCACCTCTCCCAAGTATTTTAGTATATCTTTCTTTTTAGTATTAACTTCAATTTTCATTCCTTTATCTTTTGCCATCTTTTTTAGTGTCATGAAGTTAACTTTTGTAAATTCTTGGTCTTTTTTGTCTGTTTCAACCTCTTTTTTAGTCTTGTTTTTAGCGATTACCTCTTCTGACCACTTGAACGCACTTTTAAGACGTTTTAGTGTTTCAATAGATAGTTTGCTCTCGTCTAATGTGTAACGCCCTTTATCGTCAAACGAAAACAGGTGCACCATTCTTCTTCTGTTCCCAAACACTATCTTCATTGCAGTAACAGGATGGTTTGGTTCTCCAATAAATGTTATCATGATATTCCTCCTTATAAAAATAGGGGAACAAACATTATTGTCTGCCCCCCATTGGTTTATGGTTGTTATTAGTTAGTTAATGCTTTTGGTAATTCTAAAAGTCTCAACTTAACATTTGTAACTGTTCCACTAAATGCTGTATTGTCTTGATCTAATATTTGGAATGTAGCTTTTTGAGTAGCTGGGTCTTTAAAGTACATAGACTCTAAAACTCCAATTGATGCCTCTTCTCCTGCTGCTATATCTACATCTAAATCATCAGCATTAGAACCACCGAATCCTAAAGTTGATACTTTAATTCTACAAGCTGCTGCATCTCCGTTCACAACGTGTAGTACTAATTTTTCATCTGCTCTTTCACTATAGTCTATAGTTTGAGAAGCTGCACCGTCTACTGCTACCACTGCTGCTCCTAAGTTTCTTTTTAATAAGTTACTTGTTACATCTGCCATTATTATCATCTCCTATTGTTTTTTATTTTTATTAGATAGTTGTTTCCGCTGCTGTAGTTAAGTTTAGAGCTACCATTTCTCTTGGTTTAATAGTTTTAGCTCCGTATAAGTGAAGTCCTTTTATAGCATCTGAGAATCCATTCTCTGGTCTATATTTTTCAGTTTTCATGATTTGCTCTGCGTATGCAATAGCTCCTTTAGTTCTCATTACAGCTACACCTTGAACTACGTCATCAGAAGTTACTACTGTAGGTATGTTATTAGATACATATACCATCATTCCTAATCTTTGTGAGTATGTACCTTGTCTAATCATATCTCCGTTATCTTGGTTATTGAATGTAATGTCTGCCAACACACCTTTTTCAAATACTTCTGGGTTTACTTCTAATACTACATCTTTGAAATTCTTAACATTTTTAGTCATTAAGATTCTCTTAGCTTTCATCATAGTTGAGAAGAAGTTACCACTTGTTAATGATGCTTCTGTTATTGTGCTATCTGCTTCTACAAATTTACCTGCAACAAAACCTTCTGCTGTATCTTTTAATTGCTCAATAGCAAGTCTTAAAGCTTCTGGTAATACACCGTCAGTTGCTTGTTTTTCATCTACGTCGTCTAAATCAAAAGCGAAATACTTAGATTCTGTTATTTCTAACATTCTTGATTCATCTTTTAACTTTTCTGGTGTTATTACTGTAGTGTTTGGTACATAATCGCCAATTGTTGGTCTGTTTAAGTTATTAATCTTAACTTTTGAACCAACTCCTGTTATTTCTCCCGAGTATTCAGTTGTACAGTGCTTTACAAGCATCTGTTCTTTATCCATCTCTTTTAATATTTTCTTTGACCATAATTCTGGTTTAAAGTTTGATACTGCCATTATAAATCATCTCCTTAGAATTTACCAAAATATCCTGACTTTTCAACTTTATCAAAGTTAGAATCAATCCATTTGTCGCCATGTGTTTCTACCATCTTATTGATGTAGTCTTTAGTCCATTTTTCTTCGACCGTTGCTTGATTTCCTTCTTTTATGCTTCCAGTTGATGTGTCTTGTTTTTGGTTTATGTTTTTTAGTGTGTTTTGTTCTACTATTGTTTTCATGTTTCTTAAAGTATAGTCCATGTAAGCATTTTTAAGTGTTTCACCCTCTGCTTTTTTATCCCATACTTCTTGCGGTATTGAATCAGCATTAAAAACTTCTGTGAATACTCCTTGTTCTTTCATGTCATTATACCACGAAATAGTGTCTGAATATTCTTTGTTCTTTTTCTCTTCTTCATCCGCTTTAGAATTTCTTTCTTTAAGTTCTGATACTGACTTTTCCATTTCTGCCATCTTTTCAGCTGCTTCTTCTCCGTATATTGCTTTGTATTTATCAACTGTTTGCTGATATTGTTTAGCTTCTTCTTCTTTAGTTACAGCCTCTAAAAACTTATCATGGTCTTCATATCCTACTTTTTTAGAATATTCTTCTGCCCATTTAAGAAGTTTGTTGTTTTCGTAACTTGATAGCTTTTCTTGTACTTTGTCATAGTTCATACCTTTTTGAGCTAACTCTATAGCTCTTTCTTTATCTAAAGCCAATTCTTCCTTGTTGTAAGTAATGTTCATAAACGGCTTTATCTCTTCTGTCGGCTCTCCTTGATTCTCAGTTTCTTGTGGTTCAGCTGTTACCTCTTCAACTGTTTCATCAACTAATGTTTCTTCTACAACTGGTGTGTTGTTTTCTTCCATAATATTCTCCTATCCGTTTTGGTTGACGGTGCGTGTTCTTTAGCGACTACCACCGAAAGTCAAAATTAAAAACCGATCCCTTTGGTATTGGAATCGGCTTTCTTGAAGCTCTACTTTGTTTTAATTAATCCATGATGTCCTAAGTTTTCTGACAATTTGTTGATAGATTTACATCTAGGACATTTTATTTCTATTTGTTTAACTCCTTCTAATTTAGCAAGCAGTTTTTTGCATTGTATACATCTTATTTCTTTCATAACGACACTCCTTTGGTATTCTTATGTTTATTATACACTAATACTTAAAGTTCGTCAAGCTAACTGTTGAATAGCTGCAGCTTGCTGTTCTGGACTCATAGTTTGTAATTCTTGTATAAGTTGTTCAGCGTTTGGTTGTGATAGTATAACTTGCTGTATTTCTTGTGGCAATGCTTGTATAAATTCCTGTGATTGCTGCCCCTCTGCTTGTCCTTTTACTTCTTCCATCAAATCATTTGTTCCAGGAACTAAGTTCTTAGGGAATAACTTTAGGTATTGAGGGAATGTTATGAAACCATTCTGTAACCATTGGTCTATTTGATTTAGTGTTGTTTCCTCTGTTATTTGTAATGATTCGCCCACGTCCACCTTAGTTTTTAAGTAAACATCTTTTGCTTCAGTTCCTATAAACTCTATCTCATTACCATCATCATCCACAAGCTTTCTAGTCATATCATACTTGTTCTCATAAAAATCTTGCCATATCAACGCTACGTCTTCAATATACTGCCATAATCTACGTTTAATAGATTCTAATGGGACACCTGCAGCTCTCTGTTGTGCTATGATAGCTGATGTGTTTTCTGGTCTACTTGCCCCTACTACATTGTCATTAATACCTTTTAATTGCTTAGATAGGTTTATATTAGTATCTATTGATTTATCAAAGTCAACTCCTGTTGATGTAGGCTGTAAATATTGTATCATTCCACTCACTGGTGTGCCTGCTGGAACGTCTATACCATAAGTTCCGCCTGCCCTATTACTTACATTTGCTATACTATTTCTATTATAAGCTATCTTTGGCATCCCCATCAATTGAGCTGATAAATCTCTTATACTCGCCAATTTATTTGCTGATTGTTGGTTTTGTATTAAATACGTTGGTTCTGCTGTACCATATATAAACTTTTGTCTTTTTTTCCAATTCATTATTGCTATCGGGTATCTTGTTAAACCTGTGTCTATGTCTTTTTTAAACTCAACATCCTTAGTTGCTTTAGTAAATAATACTTTACCATCTTTCTTCATAAATTTAAGTAAAACAGTTACTTGGTTGCTCGTTTCTTTGTCAGAATCTTGTTCGTTTTCAGTTTTGTCATACCCTTCATAGGTTGTATCTTCATCACCCTTTATAAGCATTATATTATCTTCTGACACTCCATCTTCCTTTGCCATCTTCTTTGCTTGCATTACCGTCATTCTCATTGCAAGTATTACCCAATCCTGCTTTTGTATACATTCTCCATTAGGATTAGCGACATATACATCAATAGCATCTACTGTATCCGCTTTAAAATCTCCAGCACTTACAAAGTCATTTCCTGTTTTAATTGTATTATCCCAATACCAATATGTACCACCCAATCCAGATAATGCACATTTAAGCAACATTTCTTCATTGAGTGTATCTGTTTTTAGCCTTTCCCAGTTCTTCTTATCCATTAAACCCATAGCTTTTGCTAATTGTGCTGGTTTGCTGTCTTCTGCATCAATATCGTCAGCTTTTCTTGTTATAGTCAACGGATTAGACATAAGTGTTGATACTTTAACATCAACTAACTGCTCTATAAAGTTAAATGTAAGTGTGTTTAAATCTCCACGTTTAACACCACGCCATTGATCACCTGCGTAATATCTTTCGTTCCTTCTAGTAATGTTGTATATGTTTTCGCCTGACTTATAGTTCTTAGCGTTATCATAATCACTCCATACCTTTGTAGTTTCTGTAGCCATTTACTACACCTCTCTTTGTGTTTTCTAATTTTCAAACTCTGGATCTTGATACGCCATTAACGCATCTATCTGTGCATACTTGTTAGTTCTTTCTTTTTCTATCTTCTTAATCTCTGCAAATTGCTCGTTTGTCATTGTTATCTTTTTAGTGAATTGAATATTACCCTTTCCTAAATAATAACATATAAACGCAACTATTGTCAATAACGCAATTAGATTAACTATATGTAATGTTATCACCAATCATCACCTCCTCCATAATTTATAAATGTTTCGTCTATTTCTTCTGATAGTGCTTGTGTCTCTGCTGGTTTACTAAAAAAACCATCGGACATATTCAAAGGCTTACCATCTATAGATGTTGGATATTTACACTGTTGACCTGATATTAAACACGTTATAGCTCTAGCCATTATCATATCGTCGTGCGCTCCTTGCATAGCTTCAGGTTTACCTTTTTCATTCTTTGCAAATGTTGTCATCTCTAACAATATGTTTTTATCTTTTATACACTCTGCATTTTCTCTTACTAACTGTCTTAATATACCAAGCATTAACGGTCTTGTTTTCTTGTTAGTATTAACACCATATTTCTTTGTTATTTTTCCAGTAGTTGCGTCTGGAGCTTCTTCTCTTAC